ATGATTTACTTGAAATAAGCCAAGACATTAGGCATTCATTAGACAAGAAAGTAGAGGAACTTCTTGGTGCGACTCCTGAAGAAAGCCCTATTAAAGAGCCGGGTATGCCTACTGGAAAACTGAATATACACTTAGTGAACCTTGCAGAGCTTCACGAAACGCTAATCAGGATTCATGCTTCTCTGTGTAAACTCTAATTGTTTCACGTGAAACATTGTGTTAGGTTAAAACCGAGGGGATAGCTCAATTGGTAGAGCATCTGCCTGTTAAGTAGAAGGTTCAAGTCCTTATCCCCTCGCCAAATAAAAATACCATACGGAATAGCCATGAACGAAGATAAAAGTCATTCACTGAACGCACAAACGATTGTTATCTATTCGCAGGGAGATGATAGCACGATAAAGCGTTGCTCCCAGAAATTAGCGGACGGGCTTCTTACACAAAAAGAAGAACTGATCTGGTCTGTTATCTTTGACCGGCTTGGCGAATACCAATATCTTAATCTTATCAAACCGTTAGTTACATGTGAGATAGACGACCAAAGTGGGAATGAGATCTGGTATTTAGAAGAAGAACCTGTTATTTTTTTAAAGAGAGCAGTATCAAAACTTGAAGGATCTGTTATGAAAGCCTCAATCTATTATTACATTTATACCGTAGGAGAAGAGGCCGAGCACGCAGATAACAACGAAACGATTAACTGAAAGGAAAAGTCATGGACGAAGGAAAGAGAGTATCACGAGACGAATTTTTTATGTTTATCCGTAAGTATGAGACAGCGGTTGGCCCTATCGAGTGCGAGATCGGACGACCATATACTTATTATTCCAGCCAAGATGGAACCGTTCTGGCGATGATTCACGACAAATCGTGCGGGGGAGATCCAGATGAAATCGGAAGAGATCATTTCATTAATACCGCATTCCTTAATTTTAGAACGCCGGCAGAGATCAAGGAGGCCAACAGACAGGGACTTCTTTCTATTTCTCCTAGCAAATATGACAGCCTCGTAATTTTCGAGCAGAAGATTATCGAGTTAAACAGCAAGGAAATGTCTGGTACCGAATACTTTGAAAGGTATATGGTCGCAGTACAAACCCTTGCCACACCCCATTTGGAGAAAGCACATGAACCCGATAGCAAAAATGATATTGTCGTACTACCTAAAAAAACGAGGAAAAAAGTTGTTAAAAAAACTGTCAGAAAAAAAGCCGGTAGTAAAACAAAGTTCAAATGATCTGAGCGAGAACAACAAAAAACGTCTCACGAAAGACGAATCCTTAAGGAAAAGCTAATGGGAGAAGCCAAACAAAGGACTACTTTTAAGGGCGATGGTTTTAAAAGTAAACAAGAGGATACCAGAGATCGCAATAAAATGGCTCGGCATTTTGTAACCAATGACATTCCTGCCACAAGGAAATTTAAAACCTCTGATGGCAAGGTATACATGTTTAATAAAAATGGATCTATGGTAAGGTTAAAGCATGGCTGAGTTAATAATGCCCAACATGTGGGATTGCTACGCACACCAAATACCACTCTGGAACTATCTTGGGAATGGCGGTAAGCGTGCGGTATGCGTATGGCACAGGAGAGCAGGGAAAGACTCAACTGTTCTCAACTATACAGCCACAGAAGCAATCGACATAAAAGGCACTTATTACCATATGCTCCCAACCTTAAGACAGTCGAAGCGTGTTGTCTGGGATGCTATTGACCGCGGTGGTCGCAGAATGATCGACCAAGCATTTCCAAAGCAAATCAGAAGTTCAGTAAACAAACAGGAAATGCAGATAGAACTTTTAAACGGTTCGATATGGCAACTCTGCGGATCAGACAATTACGACTCCCTTGTAGGAACAAACCCCAAAGGCATTATCTTTTCTGAGTGGTCTTTATGTAATCCAAAAGCATGGGACTATATTCGCCCGATTCTCATGGAGAATGGCGGGTGGGCGGTATTCATATACACACCAAGAGGCAAGAACCACGGTTGGTCGCTGTCAGAAATGGCGAAGAACGATCCCGATTGGTTTCATTCTGTCTTGAACGTGGAGCAGACATTTAGACCAGACGGTGTTAGAATAATCACACAAGAGTCTGTTGACGCTGAACGCAGAGCCGGAATGTCTGAAGAAAAGATCCAACAGGAATGCTACTGCTCATTTGATGTAGCACTGGAAGGTGCGTACTTTGCCAAAGAACTTGCTACGGCACGAAGCGACGGCAGGATTGGCAGAGTTCCAATTGATCCAATGCTACCGGTTCATACTTTCTGGGACATCGGGATCTCAAAAGGAAACTCCACAGACATTTGGTTTGTTCAGGCGGTAGGAAAAGAAATACGGGTGATCGCTCACCACTCAGACGAAAACAAAGGTATGCCTCACTACATGAAAGTCATTGACGATTTCCAAAAAGAGCACGGGATCAGATACGGACTTCACCATGCCCCGCACGATATCAACGTAAGAGAATTTACAACCGGCAAGAAAAGGATCGACATATTACGAAAGATGGGTATGCGGTTTATTATGGTCGATAGAACTACCGACTTGAACGATTCGATAGATCACACCAGAAGAATAATAGCACGATGCCAGTTTGACGAGAAGAGGTGCGGGAACGGGCTTTCTGGTCTTCACAGTTACGCAAGAAAGATTGATTCAACAAGAGTCGGGCCAGCAGGAGAAACAGTTTTCCAAGACCAGCCGGAACATAACTGGGCATCAAATCCAGCAGACGCATTCAGGCAGATGGCACAGGCATGGCACGAAAGGTTAGCACTCGGAAGCGACAAGACCGCATTCCAAGAAACGATAATGGCGGATATAGATATACAGGTGTTTTAATGATTAAACCGTATCTCGGGAAAAAATACTTTGTGATATTTACAAAGTCTAAATACACTAACTGGTATTCTAAATTATTGGATAAATGTTTCGGACATGTGTGTATCGCAAGGAAGTCAGATGGCGAAAAGTTTTGGATTGTCACAGATGCCCTCGGTGGAAATCTATTGACAGACACGTTCCCGATGTGTGATATAAGAAAACTATACCCCGACGCAGTTGTGGTGAAGCGATGGTCAACAATATACGAAAGACCAACATTTAGGATTTTCCATTTGAATTGCGTTGAAATGGTCAAGCTTGTACTTGGGATAAGAAAGTGGTATATAATTACACCATATCAGCTTTATAAGCACATAAAGGAGAAGAACCATGTCTAAAATGTTTAGTTTCGGCCCAACCAAAGACAAAAAAGCAGAACAGGCGATGGAGAAACAAAAGCAGGAAGAGAAACTCCGGTTGGCCGAAAATGAAAGCGAAGTTAAAAAAAGACTTGCCCTTAAGAATTATGGCGGGCGTAGTCTCCTGATTAAATCAAACCAATCACGATCACCATCAAATAAATCATCCACCTATGGAGGCGGAGTATAGTCATGGCAAAAATATTTAAGAGAACACTTTCTTTTCCAAAAGTAACAGGGATAGGTCAAGACGACTACGATAAAAAAAATGACGAACTAAAAGATCAGCCCAAAGCACAAGGAGAAGTAATTTCAAAAAATATCTATTCACAAAAATCTCTTCTCAACCCACGAAAAACAGCACAAAACGCAAAGAACGCAACACCGGCCGGAGGCGGTTATGGCATTTAAAGTTGATCCTTATTTTAAGAGCATTGAAAACCTGTTAAAAAGGGCAAAGGACGCAAAGTCAACAGCCGACCAATGGCTATCGCTTCATCAGGAAGCATACGACTTTGCCATGCCAAACAAAGAAACTTACAGGCTACAAAATCAAGGTGCTCGAAAAGACAGGCACATATTTGACAGCACAGCAATAGAGGCTGTCGAGATATTCGTTAATAAAATTCAACATGGTTTCTTTCCTCCTTGGCAGGAATGGATGGAAATGACAGCCGGAGGTTTAGTACCAAAAGATGAAAAAATAGAACTTACCCGACTACTTCAAGAGTCCGGTGCTATTTTCTTTTCTGAATTTCATCAGTCAAACCACACGACTGAGATTTCACCGGCACTTGGCGATTGGGCAATTGGGTCAGCTTGTATGGAAGTAGAAGAAGGACGCTTTGATCGTGACGAGTCAGCCTTTCACTTTATTAATATCCCCTTATCTGAAATCTTTCCAGAGACACCGGCATATGGAAACGTGAAGTCCTCGTGGAGAGAGCACAAGGTCTTAGCCGAGAACATTAAACAGAACTGGGCTAAAGCTGAGATACCAAAAGAACTTCAATTAATCATCGACGAAAAACCGCAAACGAAAGAGAAGATCCTTAACGGGCAGATTTTCAACCCAGAAAGAAACGTATATCACCAGTTTATAATCTGGAACAAACACCTTATCTTCACTCAAGAATTTACTGAAATGAGAAGGATTGTTTTTAGAGCTTCCGTAACCGCAGGAGAGGTTTTTGGTAGAGGGCCGGTTATAAGGAATCTCGCAGACATCAGGACGCTAAACAAGGTCAAAGAGTTTGTGCTAAACAACAGTGCATTACAGATTGCCGGAGTTTATACCGGTGTGGATGATGGTGTTTTTAATCCTAGCACGGTTCGCATAGCCCCAGGGAGCATAATTCCGGTAGGGTCAAACAACACGCAGAATCCAAGTTTGACACCCCTCGCACGGACTGGTGATATTGGCACAGGGCAAATAATCATCGAGAATTTACAAGCCAAAATTAACACCGCTTTCTTTGCCGAGCCAATGGGAAATGTTGACGGAGCCGTAAGATCGGCAAGCGAGCAGATAAGAAGACATCAGGACAACTTAAACCGTACCGGTACAAACATGGGTAGGCTGTTTAATGAGTACATTCAGCCTATGGTTAAGGCATGTATAAGCATCCTTAAAAGCAGGGGCAAGCTTGACAAGGCTCTTGTTGTAGATGGTCGTAAAGTAAGAATCAAAATGGTATCACCTCTGGCGAAACAGAAGGAGCTTGAGGATTTCCAAAACTCTCAGGTTTGGTATGAAGCGATACAGCAACTTCCTCCGGAGATAGCGATGATCGCGGTAAAACAGCATCTCCTCCCTACTTATTGGGCAGAGAAACTTAGCATCTCGCTTGACCTCGTAAACACACAAAAAGACATAGATAGAGATTTGCCCGCTATGCTAGAACTATTAAAACAGAACGCAGGAGGTGGAAGTGAAGGAGAAGTATAATGTCTTTGACAAAATGAAGATTGATGGTGAGG